CACCGGCTATTTCAACCTCTTGGCTGACGGTGACGTCAACGTTGGTCAGTAGTTGGATGACTGCGTAGTCGTCCAGACGCATGGCCCGGACGACGTACGCAATCTCCGACATGGCGTGACCGTGTGCCTAGGGTTAGGCGACGGTGATCTTCTGCACCATCGTCGAGTCGGCGATGAAGGCAGCGCAGTAGCCGTAGTACGAGAAGGTGCGGCCCAGCGTGGACGGCGCCTCAACGGACATGAGGCCACGGATCTGCTCGTAGAACTCGATGGCGTTGCCGCGGGCAAGAACCATCGTGCCGGACGCAAAGTTTGCGTCCACGACGAGGTTGAGGCCGAGCGGGTTGAGCGTGTTGTACGACGTGATGTTCTGGGTGCCCATCCCGTTGACGCCCATGAGACCGGCGGCTGCGGCGTAGGGAAAAACAGGTCTCTTATCGGCGTCCAACTGCTGCGAAATTTTCCGCCAGACGTCAGGAGCGACGAAAAGATGGTCGGGCAGGAAGCGGGTGGCGACGAGGATGGACTCTGCGACCTCGTAGAGGGTGCTGATGAGGTCGGTGGGGTCGGTCTGGTTGACCGTCCACGTCACGCCTGATGCGACGCCCTGCGCCACAATCTGGTCAGCGGCGAGGTTGTCCGAGGAAATGAGGTACTGCGACGCAAGGTCACGAAGGATGATTTCCATCGCGCCCGGCGAAGTGAAATCGACGTCTTGAACTGACAGCGTGACCTGCCCGGCGAGCGTGGTTTTGCTTACCACGTTGGAGGCGATGACGGGCGTGGTGGCCGACACGGGGTTCAGTTCCGGGGTCTGCGCGGCGACGCTGGTGTGCGTGGTCCACGTCGGACGAATGAACGTCTTCTGGTTGCCACCGTCGGGCATGGCGCGGGCACCGACTGCGGCGACAACGGGACGGACGTAGTTGAGGTCGTCGAACACGGGGCCGAGGACCGGCACCGGGAGAAGACCGGGGGTGTCGGTGGTGAGGACGTCGCCTGCGGCGGCCTGCAGTGCGGTCTGCTGTCCGCGGGCGGCCTCGACGAACGCCTCGTTGACCTTGCGGAACGTGTCGCCACCGATGTGGTACGCGGCGAGGTACTCACCTGCGGACGGCATGGCAAACTTGCGCTTCGGCTGGGCCGGCAGTGCCGGCGTGGGAATGGCAGCTGCCTCGACGACCTCTGCCTGTGCGGGTGTGGCTTCCACGATGGGTTCCTCCTCTGGAACTTCTGGGTTTGTGGGTTCGTCGGGATCTGTCACCGCTTGCGCGGCTACTTCGGTGATGGTAGCACCTGCGAACGCCGGGATGGGCACAAGTGACAATTCCATCCATTCGGCTTTCGTGACGATGATGCGACCCTGCTTGTCCTCGGTGAACTCGACCGGGTTCACACCGACGGACACGTCCATGACGCCATCAGCTGCAAGCACCAGCGCCTCATCCCCAAGGGCGGTGCGGCTGATTTTCATGGAGGCCAGCATGGCCTCGTCGGTGTCGACGCGCTCAGCCACAATGCCGACCGGCTTGCTGGAGTCGTGGTACATGAAAACGCGGGGTGCCTTGCCGTCAACCGGCAGGCTGCCCGGCTTGAACATGACTTCCTGGCCGCCGCTGACGGTGGCGAACACGTTGTAGGGCACGGCAATGGCGTCAATGCGGCGCTCGCCGTCGTCGCCCTTCTTGGCCTGAACGCTGACAGAATCTGACGTAAAGCGGATCATGCGATCTCCTCCTGGGTGTTTTCCTCAACGTCGACCATTTCGCGTGAGGTGTTTGCGTCGTCCATTTCGCCTAGGTACGCCTCGTAGTCGAACGCAACGTAGGTGCCGTTCGGCAGGATGCTGTTGGCGCTGAGCGTGGCGGCAATGACTTCGGCGTAGCCTTTGGTGCCGTACAACCACAGATCCCAGCGCGACTCGCGGCTGTTCGTGTACGCGTATGAGCCGGTAGGGACACCCAACAGGTACGGCGGGATGTTTGCAATTTGTGCCATTTGCAGCGCCGAGAATTGGGCCGACTCGATTAGCAGCATTTTGTCTGGGGTGGCCGACGTCGGCTCGTACGTCAGAAATTCGTTGAGGGCGGCAGTCTGGTTGGATGACCGCGCCGCGTTGAACGCTGCCGACAGGTCGGCCAGCTCCTGTGCGCTGAGAGGTTCGCCACCGACCTGACGCAGGATGCCCGACGGGATTGAAGAAGCGGCGTTACGCAGCCGGGCGTCCTCAATGCGTAGGGCGGTGGCGATTGTTTGCTCGGAGCTGTAAATCAAGCCTTGGGTGGCGCCGATGAACTGCACGACGTTTGCGGGGTCGAGCATTTCGCCGTTGAAATACAGCTCGTTGCTGGGGGCGTACCAGACGGGGCCAGCCTGGTCAGGTGTCGTGATCGAGCCGGTGGGCAGACGGGTGAAGGATGCGGGGTAGCCGTCCTGGGTGCGGCTGGTGATGTACCAGAACGCCCGCCCAAAGAAGAACAGGTCGTCAAACGTCCACGACATGAGTGTCTCGTAGCTGATTGACGGGTCGGGGCGGCGCAGCCAGGAGCGCGGCGCGAGATCCTCGTCTTCCATTTCGCGGGTGTCTGGGTTCCACCGTTCGCGGTACATTTTCAGCGGCATGGCGCTGATGACGTTTGCGTGAAGGTCGCGGGCGCGGCTGATTGCCGGCACCGTCATGGCGCGGTTGCGGGCCTCGCCCTCCTGGTAGGTGTAGTACTGGCCGATGAGGGACACGCCTGCGGCGTTGGGGTTGTACCCGCCGACAGCTGCGCGCACCGCCGGCTCGGCGGGGCTTATCTGCGCTTTCGTTTCTTTGCGTGTAAACAGTGCCATGTCTCGATGTGGTGGCCACCGCCCGACACGGGGCCGCCGCGGTCACCATACAGCACTAAGAAACTACAAGCATGGGTTTCTGTTTTGTTTGCGGACGGCTGACTAGGGCGATGGCCCAGACAGCTGTGCGGGCGACCTCGATTGGGCCGGGCGATTTCTGCGAGGACAGGACGTAGCCCTGCGCGGTCTTGACACCCACCGCGCGGTTCATGTGCTCGGACAGGGTGCGCGCCCCGGTGTGCACAACGCGGCCTTCCTGGATCATGCCGCGCACCAAGCTGGTGTACTTGATCAGCTCCCCGTAGCCGACGGTGCCGGCGCGGCGGGCAAGCTCGGGCGGCAGGTGGATCTCCAGGGTTGGGGTTACGGCCATGTTGACGGTGCGGTCGGCCATGACGCGGGCGACCTCGTCCCACATGGCTTCCTCGGAGTCGACTACGAATTCGACGTCAACCATGATCTGCCCGTCGACGACAGTGGCGCGGGTGCCGACATACCGGGCCTCGTCCACGGATGAGTCAATGGCGAGGACGCCGCCACCGGGCATCGGGCGGTCGGTGGTGCAGCTGTCCCACACGCCAGGGTCAAGCATCGCGCCCCGGGTCGTAATCCACTGGTTTAGGTGCGCCCGCAGAAACGACTCCTTCTTGGACGCGGCCCGCAGGGCAGCCAAGGTGACCGTGGTGCCCAGGGCGGGGTTGGCCCAACCCCACCAGCGTTCGTCCTTGGGGTCTGCCCCCATCGGCATCGACCACTCCGCAAAGTAGGTGTCAGTCAGGTTGCCGTTGTCAATGTCGGCCAGCGCCTGTTCCCGCATGTGGATCATGCTGTGGCTGGACATGTCGCCGGCTGTGGAAAAGCATGCCAGCAGCGGGTTGGGTCGGGCAATCATTGAGGGTCGCAGCGCCTCGTCCATGGTGGCGGGGCTGATGTTCCACAGCTCGTCCACCACAATCAGGTCATACGACCCGCCGTGCAACCTGCTCGACGCGGCCCGAATCTCCCACGTTGACCCGTCCGGCATGGTGACCTTCTTGCGGCCAATTTGCTGGATCTGTTTTCCGCCAAACCGCTCCACCAAAATCGGGGCCAGGGTGCTGAAGATTGCTTCGGCCCGGTCAAGCTGGTTGGCGGTGGACAGCACATGCTGGGGTCGGCCCAGCGTTGCGGCATGTTCAGTGATCCACCACCCAATCAGGCTGGTCAACAGAACGGACTTGCCCTGCTGACGGGCCGTAGAAACCAGTGCCTCTCGCCGGCGCAGCTCACCGCCCTCATGTTCGAGCATCCCGGTAACCGCATACACCTGCCAGGGCATAAGCGCCATCAGGTGCCGTTCAGCCCAAGACGCGACAACCGGCCCAAACGATTCTTCCCCAAATCGCGCCGCCTCCAGTCTGGGCTGTTCCCGACCGATCCCGACTGCATCGAGCTGGTCGGAGCCGGTCATTGCTGATCCTGGCTGGTTCGCAACAAACACAGAGAATGG